AGCTTGACCACGCTCTCTTAAAGTTCGAGCCTGTTCTTTTGTCCATTGCTGTCCCAGTCTAAACTCTCTATCTTCTTGAGCCTGTATAGCCCATTTTTCCCTGTTGTTAGAATAATCATTAAACAGGTCTTGAGTTTTCTGTACTAGAGACTTATTATTTGTAGATTTCTCAGCCATAGTTATCCAATACGAAAGTTATTATTTATAATGTCATCCAGTCAAGCACTTTTTTTCTCAAACTTTGATTATCATCTACTTTAGTAAATGTAGTTCTTCGTGACCCTCTTGAACCATCAAGAGCTGTCCAGACTGCATCCATAACATCATCATGTTTCCCACGAGGATAGGATAGAAACTCAGCCTGTGCTTCAATATCTTGAGGTCTGAAATAAAATTGTCCTTTTGCTAATAAAGGAACTAAAGAGAGTAATCGCTCTGATTTCCTATTTCTAGGTTTCACACCTTTTTCTAGTCCGGGTATATAAAGATTTTGTTCTTGCATTTGTTTTCTAACAGCTGACCTAAGAGCTTCCTGATATGCCACAGTTTCTATTTTCATTCTTTTCGGTTTATATTTTTTATATTGCCTTATAATAGCATCAGGTTGTTCTGCTGGGTCAAGTTTTGTTCTAACAAGATTAATCATATAAACATTATTTTCATTATCAATACCTAGCGTTACTATAACAAAATAGTCTGCTTTCATAGATAGTGAAGATGCAGGGTCAACTCCTGAATAGACTGCAACTGGGACAATCTCATCTTCTTCTTTATCTGGTAATTTTTTAAAAAGAATTGCCTGACCATCGCGAATTTCATAGTCATAATGATGAATTTTTATATAATCAGGTTTAAAAGGAGCATCATCAGGAGATTGAGCTATATTCATATACTCTTGATAAAAACCATTTAGATTACCTACAGAGGAGAATTCATCCTTTATTTGAAGAATTCTCTCTTTCGGAAATCTCTCAGGCCAGATACTCTTTTCATCATCATCCCAGATAGAATACCACAGAACATTCCAAGAAGGAGATTCCTTAGCCCAGCATAAAAAGCAATCTTCAGAGATAACCGTACCAATCATAGCTATTCTACCATCATCAGACAATGATGGAATAACAGCTTCAGTTATCCATTTTCTATTTTTAGCTCTAGCCTCGGGTGTGAATGCGTTTAATTCTGATTCAAAATCGTCAATAATAATGAGGTTAGGTCTAGTATCACCCTCGATAAAACCTCTAACTCTTTGACCAGTCCCGACAGCGATAATACGAGCACCATTTGCAAGAATAATATCATTGTTAGTCCAACGCTTAGCAGTATTGGGCCCCATGTCTCCAAAGTTTTCTGTAAATGTTTTACTGTGAGAGAGATGGTATTTGATCCTAGATAAGAAATTAACTGACTGACTTTGGCTTTCAGATATAATAACAATAAATAAATCTTCTGTATCAGCTTTAAAAGCAACCTTCCAGAGGGGATAAATAAGTGAGACAGTAGTGGACTTTGCTGTTCCTCTTGGAGCGGCAATGAGTAATCTTCGTTCTTTTTCATTCCTTAAATGTGAATATAATTCATTATGAAAAGGTGGTATATCTTTATTGAGTGCAGTAGGAAAACATACTTTACCAAATAGACCAATACTTTCTCTAAACTTCTTTAGTACCTGAAGTCTCTGATATTGATCCTCGTAATTCTCCATTGCCTTCCGTTGTTTCTGTGAGTTTTAACTTTTGTTCCTCCTCTAGAACATCGGCTATTAATTTCTTTGTAGAGACGCCTTCTATCTGCCTAGTCGTCTTTATTGTATCCTTATCATCCATACCATGTAAAGACATAAGCTTTTCTGTGGCTCTCATCATATTTGTAACATCTTTCTTTTCTCTAGCCATTGCTATAGACTCTTCAAGTAGTTGCATTACATATTCTCTATCTTTGCCAGATTCTTTTAATAATATATCTAGTTCTTCTCTTACCACTTTTTTAAACTCCTCTGTTCGTATTCTTCTTTTCCAGCGTCTTCTTTGCTGAGGAGTTGTCTGGCCCATGACCATATCAATTGCAAGGTCTGGGTCAAAATTTGTAGAAACATATGCGAGGGCAAGGTTCTTCCATTTTTGAGACCGAGACTGAACCTCGAGTGCTGGCTTACCGGAGAGTGTCCATGGAGTAGACCTGCCCTCAGCATAAAACTTCTGCGAAGCATAGCTAGGATTGTGCATAATGTACCCATAAGGGGTTCTGATATATAATGTAGGTTGATTCCTGTCTGATGCATATTCTTTTCTTTTTAAGACAATACTTACATATCCATCATCGGATAAACAGTAATGCCCTTCTTTAGCTTCCTTCCAATGTTTAAATTCTATATCAGAATCAATTGCTTCCTTTTCTGTATAAACTGGATATGATTTTCTTCCTGTTTTATGATTGATCGCTATCTCGAACATCATCTACTTCTGCTTGCCAAAGTTTAGAATTGATATAAACCAATACTACTACAAAGCTTAAAGATAATTCTATCATTAGTAGTCCCTCCCAAATAGATTATTATTTTTTTCATATTGTTGTAATTCTAATATCTTAGCTGAAATATATACAATTGAATCAATAAGTTCTTCTAATGTATCATTCAAATGATTTCTACTTCCATCAATAGGCACATCTTGCTTGTACTCTTTCTGACCTAATTTTAGCCTTTCTTCAACTAATTTTAAAATTTTTTCATTACTAGACATGTAAAGCTCTCCTAAACCAGCCAAACCAAAACTTTTCTTGCGTTGGTTTTTTTATCACTATCTTAGCAAACTTTAACACCCTATAAGCTCTCAATCTATCTGGTTCCAGCTTTTTAATGGCTTTAAGCGTTTTCGGGCCCACTCTTCCATCGACTGTGACTGAGTCTTTGTATTTCCCATTAATAGCTTCTTGAAGAACCCTACCAGCCCCAATAATGCCAAAATTAACACACATATCAAAATAAACATGCTGTAGGTCTGTAGGAATAAGATAGGCCTTTGAAGGTTTCCAATACTTATTAAAGTATATCTCCTTCGCTCTATCTATCGTTAGACCCTTAATATCCTCCTTAGGGAACGCTCTTTTGGATATTCCATACTTTGTTTCTCCTCCAGAATCAGCGGGATCATTCACATATCCACCCTCTGCTTCTATAACGCCCTCTATAATATTATTAAACTCTTCTGAATACATAAGAGACCTCCTTCTCTATTTTGAATACTATTAATGTTATATAATATTTTAAGTTAATATAAGCCAACCTAGCTGTTAGAAGCAATAGTTTTCCCAGCACTGTCAACAATCTTAGGAGCCTGCTCTTTCTCAGCCTTCTCCTTAGCTTTTTTAGTAAGAAAATTAGTGAGTTCATCCGTGTCTCCTTTATATTCTATATATGAAGCTAATAACTGGAATAGTTCACTCACCTGAGCTTGTAATCCGTTTATTGCATTAGCGTGACTAGTCAGGGCAAAGTCCCTATCTCTATTGGTTGGTTTCTTTTTACTCGATTTACCCATGATTCCTCCCTTTGGGTTTGTTCAGTCTCTCTACCTTACTTAGGTACCTAACAAAAGTAAGAACGGTATTTATTAAATGCTATGTTAATTAAGTATCTAAGTATTGTTCCTTACTTAGGTACTATAGCCGCAGGAAAGCTACGAAGACTATTGTCCTTTGTCAAGTTTTTTCTTTACTTTACTTAAGATTTCATACCTTTGATGTGCCCAACAGTACTTTTCACCCAGTTCTAGGTCTAAAAACCAATGTAGTTGGTCATCTGCGGTCTTTAATCTTATAAAGATTGAGTCCGTTACTTCACCTTCATGGAAAATAGGGTGATTTACGCCACTTTCCTCACCTATATTAAGAGCTAAAAGGGTTAAAAACAACAATATCACTAACTTTTCCATATTTGAAGTTACATTACAAAAAGTGGTTTTCAAAAATTTATTCTAGAATGGGAGTGGCTGATATACACTAGCAGGTACCCCGTTGAAATTCACCCCGTGGGGGTTCGTTCTCGTTGAAAGTTGACCTATATAATAGTTCAACAGGTTGGAGTAGCTCGCTACCCGTGCTCACTGCACCAATAGGCAACTAATAGCTACGCTATTAGACACTAACGCTTTGCCTATGTGGTTTGCTCTGCACTATCCAACCAG